GCGTTCGTTGTGGGTGAGGAAGGTGAGAACATTCTCCCAATCCAGAAGCCACGCCGCGTGATCTTCCCCTTGTTCGAGATTGCCTCGAACCCGGAGATCCCCCTCACGCAGATCAAGGAGCGTCGTTTCGATCTAATCGAGCGTGCTCAGGACCTCGCTAAGGCGCAGATCCAGGCTGCTGAGGACGAGCGTACGTTCGCGATCATGGACAGCATTGCTGTCTCTGGTTACGACACGCTCCCCGGTCAGACGAACCCCGACGTGCCCGTTGTCGCCCCAATCAGCCCAGCTGTGTTGGCCGACGCGTTCGCAGAGGTGGAGCGTCACGACTTGCGCGTTGCTCGCGTGTACATGAACGCTGTCGACTACGCGGATATCCGTAAGTTCGGCCGTGACATCTTGGACATCGAGAGCCAGGCGAACCTCTTGAAGACCGGTCTACAGGCCGTTCTCTGGGGCGCACAGATCATCACGAGCCGCTTGGTTCCTGCTGGTTTCTGCTACGTCTGCTGTGAGCCTGAACAATTCGGAAGAATCCCCGTACGTACCGAGATCACCGTGCTTTCCGCCGATGATCCAAAGGCACGCACTATTGGTTTCTCTTGCTTCGAGAATTTGGGCATCGGCGCGTTCAACCCACGCGGCATGACCCGCGTGGTTATCACCCGCGTCTGAGTCTAAGTAGCTGAAAAAGCTACCACAATCTGAAAAGGGCTGGTTCTTCGGAACTGGCCCTTTTTGTTTTTGAGAAATGCTCCACTTGTAATACGTTTGTGTTACTTGCATAGAAGCAACCCACAGTCTATGTTCCGGGACATGAAGTCCATTCCGTGCCCCATACCAGAAGCTGAGTTGAACCGCCTCTACAGCGAGGCCAAGCTCACTGATCAGCAGATCGTAGATCACTTGGGTGGTGACACGACAGTCAAGCGCGTCCGCTCATGGCGCAAACGATTTGGTATAGAGACCATCAATCGAACTGAGCGTCACGATGTCCCGCCCATTGAGGGCAGACTCAAGTCTCTGCTGGTTGGATCAATGCTTGGAGACGGCCGTCTCTCACGAGGCGTACACGTAACGCGATTTGTTGAGAACCATGCGGCCTATCAAAGTGAGTACGCGGAATGGAAACGCCAACAGTGGGGCAGCTGGGTCAAACATGAACTCAAGTCTGTGGTCTGGAAGAAAGCCTCCGGAGACTTTCCTGGTGTGAGATTTGAGACTGTCTCCCATGTGGCGCTGAATGAGTGGCAGGAGATTTTCTATCCACAGCCTGGACCAAAAGTGTTGGTGTCTCCCTCACCCGTGGTGCCGTTGATGAAGGGAGATGCACTTGCGCTGGCTATCTGGTACATGGATGATGGGTGCGCTGAATGGTGGCCCACCTTGACTATGGCATCTGTGCAAAGAGTGGTAGCAACACAGATCTTAGATGGATTTGGATTAACAGCGGAATGGAAGCCATCCTCCATTAGCAAGACTACGGGATGTTTGGTTCTGAAAGGGGAACAGAACGCCGAACGATTCCTGGATCTGACTCGTCCGTACATTCCTGAATGCATGTCCTACAAGCTTGAGCCTGATTTTCAGGGCGCCCACTACCAAGTGCGGAAGGCCGCCCCGCCGGAGAAGTTGATGGAGTTTGCCGCCGCTGGCGTCCCGATACGCGAGATAGCCAAGTCTCTTGGAGTGGGCGCCACAACGGTGGATCGGTATCTCAAAGGCTACGGTATCGAGCATGAGAGGCGAGTGGGGAGGCCGAAAAGCTTATAATTCCTTGTATTGGAGTTACGATGGCCAAGTCAGCCAATCCAGCAGCCTACGTGCCAGATCAAAATCATGCAAAAAGTGCATGGTACCACTATTCTTACAACTACCCCTGGACAACCCTAGCTCAAAATGCTAGTGGTGTAGTTGAGAGGATGGAGCCACAGATGATCAGGGAATTTGATGGAGATCTTAGCCTGCTCTCCGCGGATGCTGGGGGCAAAAAGAAACCCACACCAACAAAAGAGTGGAGATGTGAGGTGGGTTGGCTGGTTCCCGATGCATTGATGGGTAGCTTTAGCAACCCCCTACATGGTTGCGTTATAACCTATGATGCTGCTGTGTTCCCTGGATCAACTCAGAGGAACCGCAGCGGCCATACGGGCTGTGGTATATTCTCGACGGGCGGTGCTCATACTGGGGTAGACATACAAGGAGACTAATACTCTTCTTGTCACCTATCCTGGTGAGGGATGATGACAACTGCCAACCGAGTCGTGAGACGGTTCCTGCAAGCTGGTGCCACGGTCAAGTGGAAACCAGGTATGGCTGTTTACGAGCGCCTGACCAACACCAAGGCAATCGTCACATGGAAAGGTGACTGGTCGGATCAGAAGACGTTCGAGGCCAGCAGCAAAGCTAAGTTCAAGACTGAGTTGGAAGCGTTCTGTAAGCAACACGGAGCCACAGAGGTCAAGGAAGTCCGCACCTAATTGGAGCACTGACTATGGATATCGCAGCAATCGTACAACACCTTGCCTACGTGTGGCCGTTCCTTGCGTGGACAATCATTTCGGCCGTACTGAGTGAGATTCTGGAGCGCATTTTTGCGAAGCGGATGGGCGAGCCTGTTTGGCTTATGTACCCCCGCCGCCTGCAAGGAATCCTGCCCATCATCATTGGTGGCGTGCTAGGGTATGCCGCATTTCCAGACCCCATCCCATACAAGATCGGAGCTGCTGGCTCGGGCCTCTTGTTTGCAGCCGGCGGAGCACTGGGCGTCTTGATCTTTGACCCTCTGCGTGACTGGTTGAAGGCCAAGTACGGTGTATCGTTCCACCTCCCAGGTGAAGATGACCAGGACGGGAATAAGTGATGGGCTACGATTTCCGCAAACAAGCTGGTGAGCGCAACTTCGTAGACAACTTCTATCACGATGCTGAGGCGATAGAGCAAAAGTCTAAAGAAGCAGCCACCAAGGCTGGCAAGAAGCATCTCAAGGTTGTGAGAGACCTACTAAAGAACTTTGACCTAACCCTGGACCTGGAGAAGTCGTGGGTGGAGCGGTACAAGGTTGGCAGTGACTCTTGGGCTATCCAAGGGGCACTGGTCGTAAAGGGGAACCTACCACAGGACGGTGTGAGAATGGCCTTGGAAGATGTGGCTCTGCCCCTCCGATTCCCGAAAGTCTACAAGTCGGGAGACTCCTGGGTAGGTGAGTTCAACACGGGCGGCTGATCGGTGTAATGGGGCCTCATGGACCTGCAGTTCTACTGTGATTCTATGAGGCATTTGGTTTGTGTTCCTTACACCCTAGAAAACTTGCATCAGATGGCCCAACAGCTTGGGATCAAGCGCTGCTGGTTCCATGCTGCTGCGAAGTACCCCCACTACGATATCCCCAAGCGTAGGATCCAGGAGATTCAGGCCAAGTGTCAGGTGGTCTCCCCGCGGGACATCCTCGCAATCGTCAAGGGTACTTGGTAGGCTTTTTATCAACATCCAAGGGGTATGGATCTACTGAATCGTATTGTCCAGCGTGCTCTCTCAGCCAGAGTGGCAGAGCGCTATGCTGGGAAGCTACTCCAGTTTCCCGCTGTGGAACCTCGGGTGGAGAATAAGCGGTTCGTCAAGATCCATAATGTCAAGTATCTCCGTTCCAATCAGAGCCATCTCGGATCCTTTGAGGAACTGGCTGAGATGGCCAAGGACCACCCCAACCTCATTGTTGGTCCGATCAAGGATGCATTCAAATGGATCTGGGTTCTGGATATAGACCGTAAGATCCTAGCCATGTGGAGCATCAACGAGGGCTCTAACAAAGTGTGGGAGCACGTAGCGTCAGACAACGACGCGCGAGTCAAGAAGCTGGATAGGCTCAATCAACTGAATCGCGTCGACCACACTACGTTCGTGATCATTGATCGTGACATGAGGAAACGGGAGGCCCATCTTGAGCAACGTCTTCATGAGGACTTCGTAGAGAACTCTTCAGAGGCACAGCAAGAGATCAATGAGCTTGTGCAGCACTACTTTGATACAGAAGTGCGATCTCACGTGGAGATGGCGATCAAAGCTGTAGAGGGCGGAGCTAGGCCGATGCACTACAAGCCCTTTGGTCACCCAGAGGATGAGAAGCGCCACATGCTCACCAGTGCAATCAGCGGCGTACTGAGTGCACTATTCACAGAGTCAAAAGTCGAGGACGCTCTCATCAAGGATGGATTCTCCCAGACCATAGAGAACGCCAGAGACAACCAAGCTGTCCACTGGGCAGTGGGTGACGTGATTCAAGAAGTCTACAAGCAGTACCTACCTGAGAGAGCAGAGGACCCTGAGCTATGAGTATCTTTCAACGCATCGCAAATCGTTACCTTGAGGCCCGTGGGTGGCAGCTGCCTCGTGAAAGCTTCCTGCCCAAGGAGTTTCAGGATCAGAAGCCCATCACTCCAGAGGGGACTGATCTTGCGATTTGGACCTATGAGAAGCCTCTGGTCAGAAACCCAAACAGGCTTGGCTACTTCTTGCTCATCTTCAAAGGCAAGCAGATGAACAAGCCCCTGGCTCAGTTCTACTACGGATCTGAAGCAGAACGTGCCAAGTCTATGGAAGAGTACATCACGAATAACCGTGCTCACCATGACTCCAAGAAGAAAGATCGGGAAGAGAAGAAGAACTTCAAGACCTCATTGTTCTTCGGGGACATTCTGTACACCAGCTGGGGTTACGATCAGACTAATGTCGACTTCTATGAAGTAGTAGAGGTCATTGGTGATAAGATGGACAGAGTGCTACCTGTCTCTGGTAAATACGTCGGTCCTGAGATGCGAGTCAGAGTCACCAAAGGCTACAAGGGTGCGGATGGGGCTAAGATTGAAGGCCACTACGCTAGCAAGTGGGACGGCCACTCTGTGTACCAGACTCCATTTGGTATGGGCCACTGAAGCATGAAGCTTGCCGATGCAGAGCCACTCAAGACTACTGTAGATCTCGCAAATGAGATCAAGGGCCTGGACCTGCAGATTGGCAAGCTCAAGAATCAGATCAAACACAGCACTAGTGTACAAACTCGCCAGACATGGACTAGGAGCTTGAATCAGCTCATTGCTAAGAGAAACCAGCTTGGCAAGAGGCACAACCAGACTACTGGCAAAGTAGCCACCAGGGTACTGGATAGGTTCTTAGCTCATAGATAGTCTATCTATCAGATCTCCTTAGATGGTAGGGACC